TGGCGTTTGCTATGGCAAGTCGCTCTATTTTATCGCACTTATCAATAATTTGTTTATCTGTAATTCCCATATAGGCATTGAACAATTGAAATGTAGTATCTCCGATATAAATAATAGGGATTTTTGTTGCCATATAAGCAAGATAAAAATAATCACGGCAAATAATTAAATCATAATAAGTTGTCTGAAGTTCAATTGAAATTAAAGCTCCAAATTCCTTGGCATAATCTTCCGCATGAAAGTTATCATAATTACCATACAAATCATGATGGTATGCTTTCATCTTAGCATAGAGTTTTCCACCAATCCATTTAATATGATGTCTTTTAGAGAGCTCATGATGCATATAATAAAGCGTGCCAGACCAACAGTGAATGTCTGTAGGGTTTAATGAGGAAAGAAACACGATGTTCATATTTATTTTTTATTAAATAAGCTCTTTATTTTACCAATAATCCCACTCCTCTCGGAATGGTACGCCCTTTGGGCCTTCTCCATTCTATCCGCAGCTCTCTCTGCTCTCTCAAGTAAAGGAGTAATAGTATCTACTAATGATATTTTCGCTGATGGTACGGGACTACTCTTTATTTTTTTAGACTCAAATTCTCGAACATATACATCGTGATATGTTTCCATGACTATATCTGCATTTTTGTCGATAGTTCCCAATACTATAAAAATTACCTCCTTGAGGTCAAAGTATTTTAAATTTTTTTCTTCGGAAACTTCCTTTGCTAGTTCCTCTGTAAATAAATCTCTTAGCTTTATGTCAATCGCTGTAACAATCGATGCATCTTTTACTAGTGTTGATGGTAGATCGTGTCTTGTTTTAAAAATAGATTCCCCATCATCCATAATTGCATAGTCAAATTCATGGGCATTTACGAAGCTTTTTACACATGATTTGGCTAAGTACTTAATTTGATTATGTATATCCCCATACTCTTTGTATATTTGAGATATTGCTAAATAATTCATAGATAGACCTGAATCTATAGCTTTGGATTTCTCAGCAAATTCAGTTATTCTAAGCATTTGATTAACGAGAATTTCCTTGGATGAAAGAGTTTTATTATGCATACAATAATCATAAATTTCAATCGGATTGGTATATGACAGCAGATTTCGATGCGTGTAAAGTACAAAATCAGTGTTGTTAATAAGAGCTTGTCCTTTTGGTGTTGCTTTCCAAATTCGAGGAACATGAATAGACACATTATTTTCAAAGTTTGGTGTGTCTATAATGCGTTCAATGAGGATTGCCTTTTTACCTGACTTAGACTTACCAAGTGATTCCAATATGTTTTTTAAGTCCTCTATAGTGAGGCTTTTAAGTGACGAATAATAGTCTAGTTTTAATTCAATTAGCCTCATCTTCAGCAGCTTATTTAATGAGTTATCCGGTTCGGTATTGTACTGATATTTCCAAAACTGTTGATCTAATTTATAATCTTCGGTTCTTCCGTTAATATAATGTAGCACGAGAACGTCAGCACCGTTTAATTCAGGCACAAACATCCTATCGCTCCCTTCTTGCGTTTAAGTACAGTTTCCCTACAAAATAATATTTTTCGTGCGTAATATTGCTGAAAAGCGATTAAGCACAAAGGACATCAATAGTATAATTATATCAATATTTAATTTTCTATAAAACGTCCCATTTCTTTTGGTAGACCGTAGTAATCCAGTACACCGCCAACCGTTTCAATCGAGTATTCCTCGTGGCTACCATCAATCAACAAGTTTGTGGGGAATTCGTTAGCCTCTCGCTCAATCTTAAGTTTGGACGTTAGACTCAACCTGGACAGCTTCGGCGTCTTCTCATCTGGGTGGAGAAGAGCGTGTCCCAATTCATGCGCGCAAGTGAAGCGACGTTTATGGGAACTCAGATTTCGATTAAGAACAATCAATTTAATGCGTCTGACTCTAGTGTAATAACCCATGACCTCTCCTAGGTCAGTTTCTAATATGTAAATTCCCTTGGACTCTGCAATCTTAAATGGATCTCTCGACTTCAAGGATTTAATATAACGTTTTAGCTCCAATCATGATTCACCTCGATATTTCTTAGGCGTGTACTTACGCTTAGCTTCCATCTTAGCAATACGCACAGCCTGCTCTAATGATGCAATTAGTAGCTCTTTGGTTTCCTCGCTAAACTCTTCAGTTTCCTTGGAGTATTTGAGGCCATCCAGGTCCTCTATCAAGCGTTCAAGGTCTGCTTGAATAGACGGTTCGTCTTTTTCCGTCAAAGCATAGTATGGTGTTTCTGTTCGCCCTAGCAAGTAGTCAGTACTGACCTGGAAGTAGTCAGCGACTTTTTGAACTTTATCGATACCAGGGATTCGGGTGTCCCATCTACTGACAGTACCCGCCCCTAAACCTAAGCTACGTTCTAACTCTGCGATGGTTATTTTTTTAGCACCGCAAAGTTCACGAACCTTGTCTACAATTGACATAATTACCAACTCCTAAGAGCTAACCGAAAAATATTTTTGCTTAAACGCAAATTTAGTGTTGACAGATTGCGTATAAGCAATTATACTTAACGTGTAAGCTAAATTGTTAAGCAAACATTTGACGCTTATTTATCTGAATAAAGTCCGCCAAGACAATGATAATGTACGCCTTAAAGTGTATGCTTATTTCTTATGCTTACACAATAGCATATACGCAAACAAATGTCAATTATAATTGCGTATGCGAATTGTCAATAAGCAATATTTTCTATAGGAAGGAGGATGGTTATGTCATTCGAAAAGCGAGTGAAGATTGCGCTCATTAAAAAAGACATGACTTTGGCAGATTTGGCACGCGAGATGGATATCACTCGTGCATATCTAGGAGACCTACTTAAAGGGAACCGACAGACACCAGATCGCATCGCTCAAATCAAAGACATATTAAAAGATGATTTAGAAGAGGAGGAATAACAGTGTCGACAGTAGTCAAAAGCCAAAATTACACAGTGCAAGAAGTGGCTGACCTGTTAGGGTGCAGCAAAAGCCACGCTTACAAGCTAGTCCGCCAAATTAACAAGGACTTGAAAGAAAAGAACTTCTTGGTATTGCCAGGCAAAGTAAACAAGCTAGCGTTCCATGCAGTAGCTGGAGGAGCACCGGAATGAAATTAACAATAAAGAATATTCACATTTACGCCTGTATCTTCTTGTATATCATGTGCTTCTTTACCGCTATCTGGGCGTGGTGGTGCAACGGATGTCAGCCTGGTGGAGATCCAGTGGCTAACGGAGTAATCATCATCGCAATGATAATTGGTGGAATAGCAACAGGACTGTATGAAGAAGGGGTGAAAAAATAGTGCATTATGATGACTTACCACGTTTCGCCAAACTAAACGCAATTAAGCAGGTGCCAAACGGCTATAGCGTATACGACTATCGTTACACAGAGGAAGGGTTAATCATGACCTGTATCCGAGAGAAACGACATGAGACAGCGCTAGAGCAGTTGGAGCACTCTGTTGAAGAATACAAAAAGTCCCGCGAACACACGCATATTAAGGACATCGTGGAGTTCGCGAGACTATTAGAGAAGACTCGATGAGTCAACCCATGGATAAGGAGATTATAACATATGACAATAAAAATTGCATCACTCACTACCGAAAATGTAAAGCGCGTTAAATCCGTACACATTGAGCCTAGCCCAAACGGCTTAACAATTATCGGGGGTAATAATAATAATGGTAAAACGAGTATTTTAGACTCAATTGCTTGGGCCCTTGGAGGCAATAAATACCGTCCTAGCAAAGCGCAACGTGATGGTTCAGTAGTTCCGCCAACGATTAACCTTAAGCTATCGAACGGACTTATCGTTGAGCGGAAAGGGAAGAACAGCGACCTGAAGGTTACAGACCCAACTGGCAACAAAGCAGGTCAAAACTTATTGGATAGCTTCGTCGAAGAACTAGCTATCAACCTACCTAAGTTCATTAACTCTAGCGATAAAGAGAAAGCTAACACCTTACTCGAAATCATTGGTGTTGGCCAACAATTGTACGAGTTAGAATGCCAAGAAAAAGAAAAGTACAACATGCGCCGGTCAATTGGTCAAATAGCTGACCAGAAGGAAAAGTTTGCGAAAGAGCAGCCGTTCTATCCGGAGGCTCCGAAGACTTTGGTCTCTATTACAGACCTCATCACACAACAACAAGATATTCTAGCCAAGAACGGTGAGAATCAACGTAAGCGTGATATGACCGACCAGCTACATCGCCAAGCTACTCAATTGATGGCAGAGATTGAGCGACAAGAAAATACCTTGGCTAACCTCAAAGAACAATATCAAAGTGTCTTACGAGATTACGATGTGGCGCAAAGAACATCAAAACAGCTCCAAGATGAATCAACCGAGGAGCTAGAAGAATCTATTGCAAATATTGAAGCTATCAACATTAAAGTCCGAGCTAACCTGGACAGAGAAAAAGCCGAACAGGATGCTGCAGAGTATCGCACCCAATATAGTAGCTTGACAACAGAGATTGAATCACTTCGTAAGCAACGGATGGATCTGTTGCAAAATGCAGATCTACCGCTAGAAGGCCTCTCGGTTGAAGATGGCGAGTTACTTTACAACGGACAACGTTGGGATAACATGTCAGGCTCTCAGCAACTCATGGTATCAACCGCTATTGTCCGTAAGCTGAAGCCAGAATGTGGTTTCGTCCTCATCGACAAGCTCGAACAGATGGATATGCAGACGCTCAACGAATTTGGCGCATGGCTCGAACAAGAGGGTCTCCAAGCCATCGCAACACGAGTATCCACAGGGGATGAGTGCTCTATCATCATCGAAGATGGATATGTTAAGAATTCGGAATCAGCACCTGCTGCCCCACCTACACCTAAGTGGGAAGCCGGTAAATTTTAGAAAGGGGAATGACAATGAATATTACAAGAGGAGTTCAAGCTAGAGCTCAGAAGACAGTTATCTACGGTCCCGAAGGGGTCGGTAAATCAAAATTAGCAAGTCAGTTTCCAGAGCCTCTCTTCATCGATACAGAAGGGTCCACAGGCAACATGGATGTGGCACGATTGGATAAGCCAACAAGCTGGACAATGTTAATGAATCAGATTGCTTTTGTCAAAAGTAATCCGACAGTTTGTAAGTCACTAGTTATCGATACAATCGACTGGGCAGAGCGTCTTTGCATCGAGCACATCTGCGCTAGCCATAACAAGAAAGGGATTGAAGACTTCGGTTACGGCAATGGCTACACCTATGTATCAGAGGAATTTGGCCGCTTGCTGAATCGGCTTCAGGAGTTAGTCGACATCGGTGTGAACGTGGTTTTAACAGCACATGCCCAAATCAAAAAATTTGAGCAGCCAGATGAAATGGGAGCATATGATCGTTGGGAATTGAAACTAGGTAAGAAGACCACCTCTCAAACAGCGCCGCTAGTAAAAGAATGGTGCGACTTACTTCTGTTTTGCAACTACAAGACCCATGTAGTTGCTACCGACGACAAAGGCAAGAAGCATAAGGCCCAAGGCGGAACCAGGGTTATGTATACCGAGCATCATCCCG